TTCCACTAGTATAATCTTTAACATCAATAGAAATTTTATAATTTTTACCTACTACAAAAACAGAAGTTTGGTTTACATAACCACTAGTATTAACTAGTAAAACATTATTGTTTGTTAATGACCAATTATTAAAACTCCAATTTGGAGCAACCTCAACAACTGAAACGTTGTCTATTGATAAATTTGCATCACTACTAGCTTTTAAGTAAAGTTGTACACTTGATGCTTCAAAATATTGAGTATGAACACCAACTGTTGAGAATTGAGTACTACTAGTTATAGATGAATTTGCATTTATAATATTACCGATGGATATTGAGGTTATCTCAAAAGTCAACTTATAAGTTTTTCCAACTTCTAATACACTCTGCCACAAGTTTCTATTACTTGCTCCTAAGTTTTCAAAATGTGCTCCATTGTTGTCAAATGTCCATCCAAGTTGGTGGTTAAAGCCAGTACTCCCATTAGAGAAATCACCATTTAAAATTAATTCTGAACCTTCTTGAAAAGTTCCATTTAAAACCTCTTCTGAACCCTCTTGTGAAAAGTCACCATTTGAAATTAATTCTCCACCTACAAATTCTATATTCTCATTAAGTCCTTGAGGATTAGTTCTTGTGGCTAAACTTCCTCTACCAAATGTAAAGTCTCCACTACCATCACTCGGTAACGCACTCAATAATAACCCATCTCTATATGCAGAAGGTATCATTAAAATTGTAGGTTGAGGAGGTTGAGGTGATTTTGTTGCTGCTGTTTCGTTATACTCCTCTAAAGCATCTGTATTTTCAATAAACCCACCTTCATTTGCAATCCTATCGCCTAACCCAAAATCACTTATTGCACTATAGATTAGGTTAATGCCTAGATAAATCTTATTTACTAGACCGTTTAGATAAACCTTTGCTAACCTCATGATTATAAAGATTCGTCTATCACATAGATAGTGTTAGCTATAAGTGTTGTTGCAGTCTCTGCCGCATCATAATTAGCTTGTGATATTCTAACTATATTACCACCTATTGCTAATGCTCCAGAAGGCTCTCCAGTAACATCCGTAAAGACTTTACCTGAAGTCGAATCATTAAGATTAATAAGAACGCCATCTTCTCTTGCATGATAAAGGGAATTTTCGTCAGAGCATATGTATATAGACCCTGGGTGTAGCTTATTAGGCATGTCTTTTCTTTTTCCGTAATATTGGTTTTGAGTTTGTTTCATGTTTTTACTTTATATTAGAATTGTTTGATTTTTTGCTTTTTATAGCTATTTCTTTGTCTTTTCTCAGCATGGAGTCATTGTGTTTTTTCATGTCGTTAGACAGGGATTCTTTTTTTATTCCCAATTCAGCTTCAAACCTTTTAAATTCATCATCATTTTCCACTCCAACATCTCCAACTTCTTTTTGGATCCTAGATGTTTCAGCATTAAGCTCAGCTATATAACGCTTAGTCTCGTCTTCTCTGTTAAACTTTTGTAGATCAAGATTAGCAGCTTGCTCTGTCTGAATAGCTTGTTGTTGCATTTGAGCCTGAGCTTGTTTGTTTTGATCATCAGCTTGTTTAGCTTGAGATTCCTTCATATTCTTCTCATCTTTCTCGATAAGCCTTTGGATCTCTCTAACTGACGGAGAGTTATATATCTTAATAGCGGTAGAGAAAGATAACATCTGGTTTTGTAATCCCATTTGCACCATTCCATCCAGCCTTTGTTGCATTTCATTGATTTCATTGTCATTAGAAACCTGAAGTCCATATTCTTCTTCAGCAAACTCATCACCATCAATTTCAGCAATCTGTCTTATGTTGTCATCACCTATGTATGCAAACTTCTCGCTCTTACCTTTTAATGCAATTTTAGCTGTCTCAATAAGTATTTGAAAACATCTTTTCTTACAGTAATCATGCAAAGTAAACAATTCTTCTGTAATATGATTGGACTGGCTAACAGCTCTTTCTACTCCGCCGACAGTTTCCCTATTCTCAACTTGCCCTAAACGCTGTCTTGAAACACCTGTTATTTCGTCCATTTGTGCTTTAGCAAACTCCATCATATCAATATGAGTCTGAATAAAATCACCTACTCGTTGATCTAGAACTTTACCAGTAGTGTTACCCACGGATCCCGCAAGCTTACCTTTTGCCATTCCTTTTTGTCCTTCCTTAAAACTATCTACTACGGATATTCCAGACTTACGCGCGAAGTATAGCCATTTTGTAACTGACCATCCTGTTGGAACCTTAGCTAAATCTAATTCAACAATTGAACCAAGATACTTACTTAATGCTTCGTTTACTCTGTACCATGAGATGTCATAAAGATATTGGAACGGCTTAGCTTTATCTACTAAAGTTACAGATTCTTCATCACCTGAATTATATACTTGACCTACAATTCCACACGAGTTGAAACTAGGCTCATTCATTTTGTTGTACTGAATCTCTTTGGGCTTAATTTGAAGATATGTATCCTCACCAATTTTAACACCTTTCCACCATTGAGGTATCCAAAGTGTTTGAGAGGTTTCACCTGTATTTTTATTCAGGACATAATCTTCGGACCTGAATTTAGTTTGTTCTGCTCCTAATTCATCAAAGTACTTAACCTTTAATACTTTCTTCATACTTCTCCAAAACATTCTTAGTACTCGAACATTTCCTGCTCCATCAGTATAAGTGCTTCTTCCATGTGAATCTTTTGAACTAAAAATTCCAGTTGATTCAATATAAGTATCCATTGATTCTCTTTCAAGAATCTTTAATCCTGCCGCATCATCAACAGCTTCACTAACACCATCAAGACTTGTAGTTCCGCTTGTCCAAGACTCATCATCTAATTTCTTAACCTCAACATCATTAAGGTCATTATAATAATGATCTTGTATTTTACCGGGGCTCCAAAAGTCATCTATTATAATAACATCAGAGTCCTCTATTTTATTTGAGTAACCTGCACGCAATGTATGTACCTTCAATGGATTAAGTTTCTCAAAAGAAACACTCCCATTAATAATGTCAAACATATAGATCTCTTCACCCATAATAAGAGCGTCCTTAAATCCTTGTTGGAATGCAATTTTCATATCCAACTTACTAATGTAGTGTCTCATTAATATGTTAGCCCTCTTTTCACGCATGTCTTGGTAATCCATATTAATGTAATCACCATACTTCATTAGCTCTTTCTCAAGCTCATCATCAGAAACATCTGATTGAAGCATTTCCATAAGCTTTTGATCAACTAACTTTTTCTTATCATCTTTAATCTTAGAAATTGTATCAGGATTTGTTATACTAACACTCCAGTCAAATTTCCTTCTCTTCTCTTCACCTACCAATACATTTACTCTTGGTGTAATAATTGGGTAATGCTGTATAGCATCAGGTACGAAAAATCTTTCTAACCCCCCTGGATTTAAAATAAGCTTCATATCACTAACATCAACCTTACCATTGTATAGGTTTAAGTTAATTTTTTTGTGCTTTAATTTTCTCCTTACAAGGCTATTACTTAGATAACTATTGCTATCTGCCCAGTCCAAATGTTTACGCCTCCAATGCTTACCCTTCTGCTTGAATGATAATTTTTGTTTTGGGAAATTTTTTGTTTCTGACATCTCTTGATATATATTGTAAATTTACTAAATTTCTATACTTTTTAATCGCTTCTATTATAGCTAAAATCCAAAATCCTCTATAGAAGACCCTCCGCCCCTATTAGCCATTGCTTTTTGCCAGTTTTGATCCAAGAACTCATCATCGTGAAAAAAAGCATCTGAATTAACACCCCTTTCTTCTTCAAACTTTGTTGTCATCTTGGCCCTGTCCTCTCTTAATATCATCACCATGTCCATAGCGGACACCCTATCTGTATTAATATCTGGATTCCATGCAATACACTCCTTTATGTATCCAATGCTCCTAATCCTTCTTAAATTAGGTATTGTCATTGTTATTGTTTCTCCAGTAGTTTCATCATACCTTTCTTGTTCGTAAGGTGTCAACATCCACTGTCTTTGGAGTGTTTTTCCAAGCTTAATAACTTCTTTTGTAGTTCTTGTACCTTTTGATCTATTTCCGTACAAGGCTGTCTTTACAATCTCCATATCACGCAATATTTCTGGACTATCTGCCAATAAATATATAGCGTTATGGTTGGAGAAGTAGGAAAATAATCCTTTCAGGTTATTCTCGTAATTGGCTTGAGCGTTATAAAATGAAGTAAGTCTCAAGCATGTTTCATAAAATTCATCTGCCATCATGGGTCTACCAGTATATTCAGCTACAATTTTATCAGTCCACAAGTCAAATACAATAATACTTGCCAAAGATCCACCAATAGTATAATCATTATCAATTGGGTCAATCCCAGCAATGTACCTACCATTATGAATCAATCCATCTCTACCTTTGTTGGGCATTTCGAATATTTCTACAGCACCATCAGAAGTAACCCCGCCTTTTACTTTAAAAGGAAAGTCTCTAATTGGCTGAATATTAGCATCATTAACCCATTTTACTAACCCTCCTTCATCATAAGCAAGCTTACCTGTATAGTGAGAATCCACAAATGAGTTTAAGTCCGGAGCAATATCTTCAAGATAATCTCTTAAATCTGCTACAGGAAATGCAGTTCCTTCTGTACGCATAATAGCCTCTTGAGGAGTAATTGGCTCCTCAGCTTTCTTTTGTACAATTGTATTTACATCAGATGATCCGTATTTTACTTTAGATCTCTCTTTATTAATTTGTATTAAAGCTCCAATAACATCGCTATTTCCCTCCTTGTCCATCTTACCTCTGTAATTAAGATAAGTTCCAAAGAAAAATGCACATCTACCTTTACCATTGGTATTCTTATCAAACACATTAGGCATAGAGTGTATATTGTAACCTGAAGAGTTGTAGAATATTTCTTCTAATCCTTCAAAAGCTCCACCTTCTACACCACCTGTACCACCGGCCATCATAAATCCAAATGCAAATCCAGACTCTTCTACTGATGGCCTAGCAATCTGCCAAGCTGTCAGGAAATCATTAAACTTTCCTGCTTCCTCCCATAATACTAAAGCACCCCTTTTACCCCTTGCTTTTTGCGGATCATTCTTCAATGTAACACCCATTACTTCGTTAAGAACTCCAACCTCTACTCCACGTTGGTTATCCTTACGTCCCATTCTCCAGTGCATATCATTCAATGAGTCTTTAAGAGATCTAACTCTCGGCCAGGGCGTATGTGTTGCACACCAGTCTATTACGGAAACAAATTTATTTAAAATACCATCCTTAATTAAATATTCTTTTTCATTGGCTATTGCAAATGACTTTATTTTTTCTTTTGCTTTATCTGTATCACCAAGTATAAAATTCTTAGACAACATGTTGGATGCTTTTACTGAGTATCCACAACCCCTTCTTTTTAGGTTGGCTCCATGCATACCCAGGGCTCTAGCTTGTTCAACATAATGGAAAAACCAATAATCCGCATCATATACGTATGCAAATCCTTCAAGCCTATCAGCTTGTTTAGTTCCTTTTATTATTTCAGCTCTTAATAACGGCGCGTAGTTTAATTGAAAGTAATAAGCTCCAGGAATCCATTCACCATCACTTTCTCTAATGTATCCCTCACGACATCTTCTTGCTTCCTCTGACCAGAATTTATAGTACAGTGAGTTAGGATTCTTATTAGGAAATAACTTTGTATATGAACCATGTTTCTCATGATGTATTGCAGCTGGCCTAAAGTAATCCATATCAACTAATATGTGTGGATCGGTAAGATCTACAGCTATTAATCCATTTGGATCGGCAACTCTAATGTCTTGATCAGGGTCTGTTGATGATTCAGGTAACAAAGGATTGTCCCAACGAGTCAGATCTGATACTTTATTTCTTGTAGGTGATGCTAAATTTTGTATAAACTGTATCGAGTCTATACTATCTAGCAAATCCTGCTTTTCTTCACGAGGCATGTCTTCCAGCACTTCGTTAGTAAGCTTTGTCTGTATGGAATTAAATTTTCGTAAACTCATATGCCACTCTCGTCAAACATTGATGTAGATTGATTACCCGTCTGAGCTTTAATCATCTTCTCTTTTATAACTTCTTTTTCAACCTCATTAAGAGCCTTGATTAGTTTAGGTATCTTTTCTACAGCGCTTGTGATTTTGGTAATGTCATTTACATGCTTACCTCTATCATCCTTATCCTCCATGTTTACATTGTCTAAGAATTCAGATATCTTCTGAAGTATCAGCCTAGTGCTCTGAAGTAATCTTGTGCTAGTAGTCACCGACAGTTGCTCATAGTAATGAACAGCTCTTACAATTTCTTTAGATTGTCCAGTGAAACTTTCAGGCATATCTATAAACCTTTTGATTTCTTCAATCCTTTCATTGTTGTCCAAGATGTGCATAAAATCACTTCTCTCGTCAGCCATGTAGTATATAAAAGCCAGCTCTAAAGTAGCTTTCATCTTATCCGGGGTTTCATCTGCGTCCCATATGCTTTTAAATGGTGAAATCATTAAAGCCTGCGGGCTAAAGACTACCACGTTGTTTTCTAATTCAAAAAGGTTCAAATCGTTTCTTTTTTAAAGATTAAACTTGTCTTGCTGCTATTCTTACCGGTTAGTTGATTATACAAGGTTGTATATTTCATTCCGATCGCAACTGCAGCTTCTTTAGCGGATCCGTATATTTCTGCTGTAACTGTATCTATCACAGTTTTAGCTCCCCAATGTTCACCACCATATTTTCTTGATAAACGTATTGCATCTGCCTGGTGCTTAGGTAATGGTTTACCAGTCTTCATTATGCTATTTTTTTTCTTAGCTTCTTCAGACCATTTGGATCTACACCCTTCTCCTCCTTCAGTGATATTAGTTAGGTTCTCTAACCCATATTCAGATATAAGAAATACCTCTAATTCATGAGCACTCTCCATTGTCAGATTCTCTGCTACCTTCTCGGTATGAAATCCACCATGCTTAGCAACAGTTCTCCTCCAATGAGGATTTCTATTGTGTGTGCTTTTAAATCTCTTTTGGTATTTCTTGACCATTCCTACTCCAATGTAGAACAGTTTTAAATTTTTTGGCTTCCTGTGAAAATACACATACCAATTATTTTCAAATAAATTCATTCTTCTCTCCTTTTGTTTTTGCCAATATACAACAAAATAGCCTAACTGTCAAGTTAGGCTATCCTCATAGTTGTGTGATAGTTTTTTTATTATCTCAATAAACACTTAGCTTCCTACTCAGTATCTTCAGTTTCTTCCTCTTCAGTTTCTTCTTCTTCAATTGCTGATGCAATAGCAGCTCTTGCTCCAACTAACTTGATAATAGCTCCTCTAGCTTGAATATTTTGACCTGCATTTGCAGACAATTCTATCGCTTCATCAATTGCTTTTAATATTTTAGATCTTAATGTCATTATTTATTTGTGTTTGAAATGTATTTTATATCCCTCTCTGAGATATATAGGTACTCAATGCTATCAATGATTTCGATAGGTAGTATAAATTCGTATTCTTTGTTTAGCTTTTGGGCCATTGTGCTTTCAAGTCTCTTTTTAAAGTTATCCATGTTGATAACAACCTCCATTCCTGGACTTACTTGACTTGCATGTTCTCCACAAGCTAATACAATCTGTTTGTCAGAGAAATCTACATCCATATCCGTATCAGATCCTTTTCCAAAAGATGCTGTAGGTAAGTATATTCCATTCTCAGTAAGCTTGTTTCTTCTTGCTGTTAGAAAAACACCTGTAAACATTGGAGCTACATGAGATGGTAAGCTGCTCACTTCTAATGACTTATCATATAGCTCCTGTTTAATTTCAATTTCCTCTCCCAAAATATTAGCAGAATCACTTACCAGTCCTGCTGTTTTTCTTTTAGACTTATCCCTATGTGTAAAAAAATCCTTCACACCAAGATCTCTTGCATCTAAATCTTTCAGCCTCTTTACGTCATTAGTTACAAATCCTTCTTTTATAGCTTTCATTTATTCTTCTTCTTTTGCTTCGTCAGTTACAGTAACTGCTCTTGATTGTCTAATTCCGTTAATTAATCTATCAACTACAGAAAAAGTATCCTTAGACAAATGCTCTACTAATGCATTTGCCAAATCAACTGTAATTAATAATGCGTTTGCTTTTGTAGCTTCTGTTTCCTGATCCTCTACCTCTGGAGTTGTCGCTTCTATTTCCTTAAACTTACCTTTTGCCATAATATTTCTAATTTTAAATTTTAATTGCTAAACTTACGCTAAAATAATTTTTATTTTTAACATATCCTAGTTTTTTTTATTTTTTTTCTTTTGTATTTCATTGTACATAAAATACGATGCGTATAACTTACCTATTGAAGGTAGATTGAAGTTTGTTTTTGTTTCGTCAAACTCTTCCCTGGTCATATTATCTTTAAGCACCATACTCTTTGTAGTTTGATGAATAAAGGAATACGGAGAAGATATGATTGACTCTACTTCTTTTACAGATAAATCATACTTCTCTGCAATCTCTTTAATTTTAACCTCTTCTGCTCTATTTAGCTTCATGCTTTACCTCGAAATTAAATACTAACTTGAATCCTTTTTCAGTCATCATTGGTATTAGTACCGGGTTTATTTTATTATCTTTTGTGATAACTCCTTTTTTTCGTAATGATGTAAGCAGGTTATTAAAAACTTTTTGGCCCATATCATTTAGATCCTTTCTTATCTTGCCTCTTGTCTGGGTTGAGAACAATATCATATCAACTGTTTCCAAATTCTTAATCTCCCTAGACAATTCATACCTGTAGTACAACATTAAGCTCAAAGCTTCTATTTCCTTAGTTCTTAGCTTGTGATAAGGCTTAAGGAATTCTAACCAATATCTAAATATTGATTTTTTGTCTGTGTGTATTCTTTTTATGTTCATGTTTTGAGTTGTCAGCATAAAATTTTATTCTAACTTTTAATTGATAATTCTCCTTGTCTTTTGTTCTTGACATAACAGTATGTATAACATACTTTCCTTCAATTATTGTATTGTTGATGGATTCTACTTCATTGTGAAGCTTAGTTGTTTTCTCATCAAGCCACTTCTTTGTTAAGCTGAAGTATTTAATTTTTAATTCACTACCTTCTTTGTTCCAGTCTTTTAGTTTAAGAATACTCATTAATCTTTGTTTTTGCTTTTAGTTAAGAATCTTTCTCCATACTTTTCTTCGTATAGGTCTTCCCATTCAGATATGTGTGCAGAATCTATGTCTGTGTTGCCACAGTCTAGACAATAATCCACTTCCCTGTCTTCTCCATCAGCTCCTTTTTCGAACTCAACAGTCTTTATTACTATAGACAAGCACGTCTTGCAATAATGTATTGGCTCACTGTTACTGATATCTTTTGATGTAATCATGTTTAACTTTTTTAAATCGTTTATAATCTCTGTGTCATATACTGGAAAAGGAGCAAGCCTATTGTAATACTCTCTTCTTTCTATTTCGTTTAATATCTCATGCTGTTTCATTTTTCTTATTGTAATTCAATTAATGCACATTGAGTTGTTAATAAGGTTCCCGAAACACTCGCGGCGCTCTCTAGTGCTATCCTGGTTACTTTTTTTGGATCTAAGATCCCTTCATGATACATAGGAACGTACTGATCAGTCTTAGCATTATACCCTGTTCCCGTGGGTCTTCCTAATACACCATCAAGTTTTACATCTGCGCTTACTCCTGCGTTTTCACATATGGCCCTGAATGGTGCCTCTATTGCTTTTAGCAATAAGTTCACTCCTTTTATCTCATCTGTTCCGTTATCCGGAATTGACTTCATTTGTTTTCTTGCAATCAATAATGCAACTCCTCCACCAACAACAACACCTTCTTCTAAAGCACTGATTACAGCTTCTTTAGCATCGTCAATCCTGTCTTTCATTTCCAACATCTCCAATTCAGATTTAGCACCAACCTCTATAATAGCTACTCCTCCTCCAAGTTTTGCCTTTCTTTCAGCTAATTTATCAGCCTCAAATTTAGTTATCTTGTTTTCGTTTAGCTTCGCTTCTATTTTATTAATCCTAATCTCAACATCATTCTCATTCCTTCTCCCGCCCATTATAACGGTATTCATTTGCTCTATTTTAACAGCACTAGCTGAACCAAATAAGAAATCTATATCAGTAGGCTCTACATCAACTACTCTTTCGGCAGGTATTACATGAGCCCCAGTAATGGCTGCAATATCTCCAATAAGTTCTGTTCTAAATGCCCCGAATCCTGGACTCTTTACTGCTGCAATTTCATGACCACCACGCATTTTATTTAGAGTAAGTGTTGACAATGCGTTTCCAGTAATATCCTCTGCAATCACTACCAATGGAGCTCCTTTTGCTATAACTGGCGTTATCAAAGCCATTGCTTGTTCAGTAGTCTTTAATTTACCGTCCACTATTGCTATTAATGGATTTTGCATTGATACTTCAGCCTTTTCGGGGGAAGTAGAGAAATAAGCAGAGGCTAATCCCCTATCGAACTGTAAACCATCTACTTTATGGACGACAGTCTCAAATCCAGATCCAGCTTCAACTGATACAGCGCCATCGGCACCAACAGTCTTAAATGCATCTGCAATTATCTTCCCTATTTCTTTATTATTGTTTGCAGAGATTGTAGCAATCTGCTCAATCATACTTGAATCATGTTTTACAGAAATAGCTCTCTTGTTGAGAACTTGCACCAATTCATGAGTAGCTGCGTTAATTCCTTTTTGTAATTCCAAAGGATCATAACCTGCAGCTACTAATTTCATTCCTTCCACTAATATTGCTTGGGTAAGAACCGTGGCTGTAGTAGTTCCGTCTCCGGCATTATCATTAGATTTCTCAGCAACTCTCTTTACAAGAACTGCTCCCATATTTTCCAATCTATCCTCTAGCTCTATTTCTTTAGCTACAGATACTCCGTCTTTGGTCACCTTTGGGTCTTGGCCATTTAGCCCTATTATTACATTACGTCCTTTTGGTCCTAATGTTACTTTGACTGCATCGGCAAGCTTATTTACACCTGTCATTATTGCGTCTCTTACTTCTTGATCGTATTTAATTGTTGTCATTTATATTAAGTTTTTTTTTTAATTTTGGTATGTATTTTCCAGTTTCATCTAAATAATATTTTTTTATCTCATCATCACTAATCATATTATTTTTTTCAAAACAACTAACTAAAGTTGATATTGTTTTTGTGTTGTTAATAATCACATCTCTAATTGTTTTAATAATCTTTTAAGTTCTGATTTGTTTTTGATAACTCCCTTAAATATCCCTTTGCTTTTATCTATGTATTCATGCTGACCATAACTAATTTGATAACCGTTTTTGCTTATTTTAAGTATCTGCCAATTATCTCCTATATTTGTTTTATGCCACCATTCATCAGCTACAGGTATAAACCCTAAACCCTCAACATCCTCTCTGTCTAGGTATTTTACTCTGATAGTAGATGAATTAAATTCAGTGACAATTGAATTATGACCATGCCATATAAATGTGGAGTAAGATGTTTCTATTGAACCTTTTACTTTTGCCTCATACTCAAACCCTATATGAAACTCTTCTATTTTTGGTGTGTAGTATTTATTATTCATTTGGTTCTTGTGGTTTTAAAAATTTAACTGTATATGTATTCTCTTCATTTGTTGGAACATACCATGAGTTGTTTACAATAAATGTTTCTTGATCTTCGTAGATCCTAACTGTTGCTGTTTCTTGAAGAAATTTAATTACCTCTGGGTGTAATACTATTTTAAGCATCATGTTCTACCATTTTTTATCTGGACAATTACTAACTAAACTTCTAGTCTTTGCTGCTAATGGGCATCCGCAAATACCACATCTATCTAAAGCTGTCTTTTCAGGACATGCATTGCATATCTCTCTTCTAGCTATAAAGACCTCTTCATCTTTCTCGCTAGATATCCCCAACTTAGATTTAACCAAGTTAGAGTATCCGTTTACTATTTGTTCGAATATACTAGACATTTTTTACAAAAACACCATTAACTATTCTTCCTTCCCTACTTTTGATCACGTTGTACGCTGATTCTAAACATTCAAGAATATCTAACCCTTGCATCTCTGCTTGTATTATTAAAGTAACAAGAGTATCACCTATTCCATCAATAATTTCTTCTTTGTCATTGTTACTTATAGCTACTTTAATTTCCTCAGCCTCTTCTATTGTTTTTTTAGCCTGACCCATAGTTGTTCCTTTTTCTAAGATACCTTTTTCCTTCGCCCAAACCTCCACCTTTTCTTTAAGCTCCTTAAATTTAAGTCTACTTTTCATAATTTTTTATTTTTTTTACTTGGCTTTTTTTTTCTAAATTAACAAATTTTTTTTCATTATTTTCTACTACCCATCCAGTACATCCAAGTATAGGACAGTATTTCATTGTGTCTTTTATCATATGTAAAAATCTATAGGTTTAATTTCTATTCTCATCTCTTTTACTATAAAGAACGTCTGTCCTGCCATTTTTAATTTTCCAACTGAATTATGATCAACCATAAAGTTGTATATTTTATCGTGCCAGGATTTATCTGTCATTATTACTATTCCTGTTTCACCTTTGATCTTTGCGGCGTCTAATATACTACTAAGTTTTGACTTAAAGTCATCCTTACTTGTTAATGCTACTATCATCATATATTTTTTTCTTTAACTCTCCCTGTATTAGAGCGTTTAACATATTTATTTCTTTAGCTACTTCTTCAGTCTTGATTGTACCATTTTTTAATCCATAAGCAACTCTATCTTGCACCATTTTCCTTTCGGCAGATGATAAAGATTTGCAACCTTTATGAAAAATTAATGCATTGTATTGTAAGATATCATCCTTGGTCATGTTAAGAACCCTCTTCTTGGAAGGTGGTATCTTAAGACTCTTGGCTATCTCTCCTATGTTAAATGCCCCATTTGCTATAGCTTTTTTAAACTCTTCTAAGTTATCTTTCGTATTCATGCAGCTAAATTAGTACAAATAAATGAATCAACCTAATTAAAACAAAAAAAATACTCTTAAGTTTTAAATTAAGAGTATTAAAAATTGAAGTAATCTATGTAAACAACCTTATTAATAGTGAGCCTTATGGTCACTACGTATGCTTTCTATATATTTAGCTATCTTATTCATTTTATTGTTTTAATTATTAGATACACAAATCCCTTGGACATTGCTGGTTTGGCATGACCTGGACTTGTTTTTATTATAATTTCCTCAAGACAGTGTAATAATTGCCAAGGATCAATAACATCTGTTAATTCAGAAGGAATTACTTGTTCCTATTCTGATCCAATCTTGAGCGTATTTATAAAAGGTTTCCTGTGTATTCAAACATTATTACTTTAACCTCCCTAGTCTACTGTACCCTATTAATATGTGTGGATTAATTAGCTGCAGATTTTATACTAGATCTAACACTGTAATAACTATTTTGCAAATATATAGTATTCTTTAGAAATAACCTAATTTACGCATCACTATATTTTAATATACTCTTCCTAATGAACAGTTTATTCGTTCTTAATGTTTTTAATGTAATTATCAGCATCTTCTTCTGATGTAAATGTTTTGCTGTAACGTTCCATTATCGTTTCATAATGAACTAACCACGCATCTTTATTTACTTTTTGTTTTGTAAACATAGTTTTGTAATTTTATTTCTTATTTATTTTAAATATACTCTTTCCAGGCCATAGAGATAGCGAAGAAACCCAAGTAAAATTGTATTACATGTATTTTTAACATACTCTCTGTACCGTCTTTGTCACTTACTTGATAAAGACTAGTATCATAGATGGTTCCAAATAAAAGCCCCTTTACAATAGTAGCTTTTACTGCTCCTTTTAATCCTGTCTTTATGATTGGGAATGCTATCATCCCTAATATCACAATTAATTTTATTAGATATATCATTATTTTTCTATTTACTTAGTGTTCTTCTTTCGTGTTTCTCTGACCTCATATCAGATATTAACTCTCTTGCTGTTTTATTTAGCGCATCAACTTTATCTTTAAGTTCAGTCATATCTGCTATTATAGCGTTAATTCTATCTTCATTTGTTAATTTATGTTGTAAGATATCACCTTTTTTGAGAGGATAATTTATGTTACTAACACCAGATTGATAATTAACACCAGGTTGAGGTTTAAGACTAAGAGTAGGTTGATTACTATCGCTAGGTAGCCAATTAAGATTATTACTTTCTATCGTTTTCAAAAAAGAACTATAGACTGTTGATTCTTCAATGTTTTTTTCTGTAAATTCTATTTCTTTTGGCTCCACTGTTATTTGTTTAAATTGTTATTAATAAGATTTTTATTATTGTTATTATTATTGCTATTATAAATATAGCTAGACTTATTACTCTAGGGTAATACATGCTTTTGGCTATTACCGGTACTCCTTTAAAGAAGAATATAGTATTCATTAATTTTATCCAGCTAATTTTCATAGGGCTAATATACAACTTTTTATATTAAATTAGTACAATTGATTAATTTTTATTAATTTAGCTTAAATTTAAAAATATAATTATGAATAATTACATTGGAACAAAACAAGTTAGTGCAAAATTAGTTAAGAGAGGATGGTACGTTAATTATCAGGGTTGGGATTTACCAGCTAATGAAGATCCGGATGATGATGTGTATATGGTAGAGTATGCTCCTATGCCTTCAAACAAACCTAATCACCCTAACCATGCAGGGTATTTGACTATGTCACCCAAAGATGTATTTGAATCATCGTATAGACCTAATGGTAGATTATCATTTGGTGATGCATTAATGATGGCTAAGCAAGGCAGCAAGATTGCTAGATCAGGATGGAATGGTAAAGAAATGTATGTTACTATAATGCCAGGTTACCCTGATGGTATAGAAGCAAATGAAAATACTAGGGCAGCACATAATTTACCTAAAGGAGCTATAATTAAATTTAGGCCATACTTCCAGTTGCTTACTGCTCAAGGAGATATAGCAATGTGGGCTCCATCAGGATCAGATGCTTTAGCAGAGGATTGGATGATAGTTTAGAATAAATTAAATGAATGATTTAAGGAGAGGTAGAGATACTTCTCTTTTTTTTTATTTTATTTTTTTTTTTGGAAAAAATATAGGAGAGTGAGGGATAAATAGCAGTTCAACCCCCACTCATTTTAAATTTTGGGTAGTAGGGTGTAGCCAAACGGCAATTCGCTATCTAATGGTGTCTCGTATTGAGTCACTTTAATCATTAAAACAAATCACAATGAAAAATCAAGTTACCATCATCGAAAACTCAAGAACAGGAAATGTAGTTGAAATGAAAACTATTACTGATAAAGAAACTGGCGAGGTTCGCGAGGTTGGTTCAGTAATGGTGCAAAGTAAAGCCTTATCAGGTCTTGGTAGAATTGGTCGCGTAGCTAAGCGTACTGCCTATTTAACTCTTGAAGCTGACGCTTTGGAGTTTTTAGGAGATTATTTAGTTAATGGTGCTGTTTTACCTATTGCAGGTAAGATTGTTATTGAGGAAACATTAAAGCCTTACATTCGTAAGAATGGTACTCCTCAAGAGCCAAAAATTAATCCTAAAACAAAGGCTGTAATCACTTACCACGGTAAGCCTGTTTACAGAAACAGTTACTTTACAGAGGATTTAAATGCTCAAGACGTATTGTTACGTGAATTGCCTCAAACAGATGGTAGTGCTCACTTATCTGCTGTTGAGTAAATCTTTAATTCATTGAATGTGCATTCTCCCTTTCGGGAGGGTGCGCTTTCTTTTCACAGGTACTGACTGTTAGGAGTTCTCGTTATTAATCAAAGAGAAATCACAAGAAATAGAAAGTATCAACTAACAAATCAAAATAGAAAAACTAATTAGAATAGAAAGTAAAATGGATTATTATATTAGGGAAAATGATTAGCTTGGGAGTGATAATAAAACAACCCCACTTTAAGCAAATTATTTAACCCTATACAATAACTAAACATATATATTAATAGCTAAAAAGTGTTCTCACGAGTCTAATTAAACCTTGCACAAATTGAAGGGAAACATATCAAGTGCCAGTTGAGAACACATTTAGAAAACAAAAATAAATAAATAAAAACAAAATGACAAAAACACAAAAATTAGCAGGATTATTTATGACAACAGTAGCAGTTGCATTAATAGTAAACCAAGTAGTAAACAATTTTAACTTTGCAGTATAATCTTATAAATCATAATCTATTTAAATAAGAAATCAAATGAAATCACTTATATTATTTGCATCATTTATAATATGCTTTATAATGTTTGCATTCTTCTTGTCTGAAGACATTAAAAATTGGTATCCAATAAGTTTCACAGCAATATTATCAACAGCATTTATATGCATGTTAGCTAATGACTGTAAATAAAATTACAACAAATACATTGATAGCTAATGAATAGCTAAAACAACAATAATCACTAATCATCTAAATCACAAATCATGAAAAACTATTTAATTGCAGGAGTATTAATAGCTGCACAATCATTACAAGAAGCATTAATGTTAAGATATGCTTCCTAAAAGAAAGAGTGCTAAACAAAACGTCCAACATCCCTTAATTGGACGTAAGTTTTGGCATAAGAATATTAAAAATGTTATCTATAACATATGTAAACATGAAACAAACAGTAAACTATTTACTGTAAAATGGTTTGACACAACGAGTTCAATCCATGCATCTGTTGATTATAACATTATGTTAGTAGAACAATATATAGATGAAAATACATGGGTGCTATTGACTAGAATTTAATTAATATATTGAGCTGTGATTAATAAATAGCTTATTAATAGTCATCTGCCCTTTGTGGTACCATGTAATAGATGTCTACATATATGATGGTGTAATATGTTATTAATAATTAAAAAAACTAACAAATATGTACAAAATTAGAACAGATTACGGAGTGACTCACAAATATATTGATGGTTGGAAAAAATGGGATTTAGACGAAAACTTTATAGAATTTAAACAAAAAGGTGATAAGTTGATTATACATAAAGATCGAATTTTAACAATCTTTATTTAATAAAATCTAAATTTCAAAAATATATAATAAAAAATAAATGTCTCTTTTATGGGCGAGGATATTAGTTGACCAAAAAAAAGCAGGTCTTAATCAAGATAGAACGTTAAATATTTGTGGTTCAAGTCCACAGCATTTATTTTTAATAAACTCTTTGCTTGAAGATAAACAGTAAGGATTTACAAAAAGAAAGCTATTGCAGTTAGTAAATTGTGTAAATTGAAATAGAGTGTAACAGCCTTAACTGAGGGTATGCAATAATCAGACAATAAAGTAAATAATTAAATTTACAACGCATGGGCTACGTGCAAAAGAGAGTAGCAAGAAACAGAACACACTTACAAACTACATTTCAGAGTAGTTGTTGTTTATTAGATGATGTATTAAGAAATAATCCCTTGACGTAGACAATTAAGTTTTGTCAAATCAAGGTGTAAATATTAAACTTATACATCCCACAAGACTGAAAGTGGAGCAAAGAGTTTTTAATTTAAAAACAGTAGTATAAATCCTGAAAAATGGTGGGGAAAGCAGAAATCCCTTAAACAAATAGAAGCTTAGAGCTACATAAAATCATCTGTAAAATAGATGACACTCACATAATAGAAGAGATGAGTGCTGGTGTAGAAGTAATAACAAACAGTAAAATTAAACTTTTTGCTTAAAGATAAACAGTAATAATAGCCAATGACTAAAGGCGTCCTCAGAGTTAATAGCTCAAAAGAGAAAACTCGGTGTAACTTGACCTATCACCTAGTAAAGCTTTTATTATAAAACTACATTTAAGAGTAGTTGATGTTCTTCTATTAATTTAGAAGTTAATTATCTGATGATGTGTAAGACATGGAAAAGTCATACAGTTAATCATACTAGATTGGGTAAAAATTCCCAACACATTCCACAAGACTTAAGGTGGAGCAAAAAGTTTTTAAAATAAAGTAAGTATTAGCAATATGTAAATATATCAAAGTGTATGATGCCATAGGCAGCTTTGAATGACTAATATTTACTTTTAAAAATAAAGTGAGGTTAAATATATCTAACTGACAACGGCACGAAGCAAGTATGATGGAGTGGAGGAGAAATCCATAGAAGCAATGAAATCATAGGAGTGGAATAAAGATGATAATCTCACTTTTAATATATGGCGTAGTTAACTGACACGCACAAGTCCATCTTGTTATATTTCGTTTGGGTGGTCAAATACCTTAGAGAATAATTAAGCTCTGGACATCAGTTAAAACAGAGAGTTGGCGAAGTGGTAAACGCAGGTGTAGATAAAGTCTATATGGATGGGTGTATTAATAATGAATAGTACATTCTTAGCTCATGGCAAAACCTACCTACTTAGTAACAGCTAAACGTAATCTAAGTGTCACAGGTTCGAATCCTGTACTCTCTACTAACAACAGGAATGAAATACCAGTACCTGTTCTGGGGTTGAAAATCCAAAAACAAACAGAAAGTAAAGGTTAAACCTATGACCTTGTGATTAAATCAATAGTAGTATAAAAATAGATTAGACGTGGAGGCACCACACTATTAAATCACAAAATAAAGGTAAGGTTAAACCTATGACCTAGTGATTATATAAAAGAAACGAGAGTCTTCTTAGATTGAGCGTGTTACTAAATATAATCACAAAATAAAGATAAGGGAAAGTGTAGTATTACTATTTGATGGTTAAAGCCCATTAATAATGTGAAATTCATAGTACAAATAGCAGTGCAAGTCTGTTTTAAAATAACTACACATAACCTTATCCAGTGTACCCTTGAAAGTATAATATGCAATGTATATTATCAGACGTCATTAGAGAGGGATAAAGTGCAAACACACATATTTACACTGAGGAGTTGGCAGCAAAGAGATAATAATCCAATTGGATTATGTTAGTTCAAGAAGTTAGAGGTTTAGAGAAGGGAGTCATGACCCAGAGACTAAGACATACTATCTATTATCTCGTGACCATTTATAGTAGTGAAACATTAAGTTGTTTACCTTATTTACTAGTTGCCTAGTTATAGATACAGCTATTATAGATGGTGCTAATGAAGGTCAAGCCTATGACCAAGTGACCAGACCTTTAATTAGGTACTCTGATTCACTGAATAAAGATAGAATATAAATTGTAAGTTTATTAAAACTTAAAGTAGATGATGGTTTGTTTTAACCTAGCCACTACAACTTACATATTAAATCTATCAAGTGTACCACCTGTATTGTAATATGGTGGTTTATAGCGAAGCGTATGCTGCACACTTAGGATTTTAGCAAGAGATAATAGGAATTATGGGGTTAGTTAATAGCTACAAAGTAATGATTTATCTCGTGACCATCTATTGAGGAAGGGATTCTCTAATGTTACCGTTTCCGTAACAGATAGATGGTGCTAATAAATTATAGATTAAATAAACAATTAAATAAAAAAATTATAATTATGACATCAGAAGAGAAGTTAAAGAAAGCGTACGAGTTATGTAACAAATTTTATGAAGGAAGCGTATTTGATTACGAATTCATTGAAGGAAATTTAGAAGAGAAAGAAAGAGCAAAAAAGAGAGCATTGATTTGTGTAGATGAAAAGTTTAAAAGTATTGAAGATTCTTTTGGAGGAAATACCGCCGCCACCATTA